CACAAATGCCTTCGGAGAGCAGCTCCGTTGTGTCAAACGCAACCAATGGAATCGAACCACCTCGCGACTACCTGTCCATTAAGAAGTCGAAGAAGGGGCCTCTTAAGCAGATTGTTCCAGGCTATCAACACCTAAAAAATAACTATACACTCTTATGGGATATGAAGTCCAATAGGGGTTATATCAATGTCGTTGCAGTAATGCAGAAGTTCTTTGATCAAGCTATCAGTGGAAACTGGTCATATAATCCAGAGAACTATGATGACAACGAAGTCCCCGTGAGTGTTATGGCACAAGACTTCCTAACAACTTATAAGTTAGGGTGGAAAACTTCTTATTATCAGAATACACATGACATGAAGACAGATGAATTAGATACAAAACGTGAAGATTTAGAAAAGTTAATTAATCAGATCGAAGAAACAGCAGCGGAGGAAGACTGTGATTCCTGTAAAATCTAAGACTAGACCAGATGGTATGACCGTATTCAATAAGAATAAGGTTGATGCAAAGAAACAACCTATGTTCTTTGGTGCTCCACTTGGAGTCCAAAGATATGATTCATATAAGTATCCAGTATTTGAAAGACTTGCCCAACAAATGTTGGGTTATTTTTGGAGACCTGAAGAAGTCTCCCTTCAGAAAGATAGGTCAGATTATCATGATCTAAGTCCTGAACAGAAACATATTTTTACAAGTAATCTTAAGTATCAGATCCTCCTTGACTCTGTACAGGGTAGAGGGCCTGGAATGGCTTTCAGTCCCTATTGCTCCTTGCCTGAATTGGAAGGTGCTATTAAAGTATGGGAGTTCATGGAAATGATTCATTCCAGATCCTATACATATATCATCAAGAATGTATATTCAGATCCAACGGAAGTTCTTGATACAATCCTAGATGACAAACAGATCATTAAAAGAGCTGAAGCTGTCACTAGGGCATATGATGATTTTGTTAATGCGGCACAAGAGTATGGCTCTGGTCGCATGTGGGAACACAATCTAGAACAAGTACCTGCAGCACAAGACACACTGTATGAACTCAAAAGAAAACTCTATAGAGCCGTTGCCAACGTCAACATCTTGGAAGGAATTAGGTTCTATGTCTCCTTCGCGTGCTCGTTTGCATTTGGCGAACTTAAGCTCATGGAGGGATCGGCTAAAATCATCTCTCTTATTGCCAGAGACGAAAACCAACACCTCGCGTTGACTCAAAACATCCTTAAAGGATGGAAAGAGGGTGATGATCCCGAGATGAAACAGATTGCTGAGGAAGAAAAAGAAAATATTATTAAAATGTTCGAAGAAGCAGTAGAACAAGAGAGAGAATGGGCTAGTTATTTGTTTAAAGATGGTAGTATGATTGGTTTGAATGATAAACTTCTCATTCAATATGTTGAATGGATTGCTAACAAGAGAATGAAAGCTCTTGGTTTAGATCCAATTTATGATGTTGCACAAAGAAACAATCCATTGCCTTGGACACAGCATTGGATTTCTTCCAAAGGTCTTCAAGTTGCACCACAAGAGACAGAGGTTGAATCCTATGTCGTTGGTGGTATTAAACAGGATGTCAAGAAGGATACCTTTGCAGGTTTCCAACTTTAGTGTTATACTGTGTCTATTAGATTCCCCCGCTACTCATTAAATGAACCTACTCAAAAAGATTCAGGGTCTAATCACTACAATTAAAGAGGATGATGAACGAGAAATTGAATGTGCCATCGACGATCAACCCGTACCATGTGAAACTTTTTCACAGCCGTACACTGGCGTTTCTGCACCTAAGGTTCTCTCTTCAGATCCTTGGTTCGGTGATCCTACAAAATCCGAAAGGCAACTTGCTTACGAGAAAGAATGCCAAGAATTGAATGATGATCTTGAAGATGGTTGGTGGCTTCGTGACTCCCTAGATGATAGTCTATGGGATGAGAATGGTAATAGGGAATCTTCCAACATACATCAAGAGATGTATGAACTGGCAACTAAAAACTGGACTACTGTAGCGGAGACGCAAGGTGGTTCTGAAAACTTTCAGGAAGGCCCTGGCGGTTGGATGTCTGGTACAGGTTATCATTATGGATGACTGGAGATACTCTCCTGAAAGGATGAAACTTCGAGAAGAAGTTCTCAAGATTCTCCTTTCCAAATATGGTGGACAAATGAATGGCGTAGTGCCTAAATATTCCACCAAAGCCATTTACGAATGTGCCCACGACTGGGTGTCGCAGGGACATGATACGTCATTTGGTGTTGTAAAATACTTTGAGGTTTATTATGCAGAAAATTATTAATGCAATCGCACTAGGTTCAGGCCTAGTATCACTTGCAGTTGTTGGTGCAACTGGTTATGTTGTTATCAATAGAGAAGCACTTGTAGAAAGTGCGAGGGAAAGAATTACTAGTGCAGTAACTGATGCAGTTGGTGGCGCACTTGGAGGATTAGGTGGTGGAGCCGTTGGTGGTTCTGTACCAGGCTTGTCTCCTGCTGCTCCTGATGCTGCTCCTACTCCATCCCTTCCCGTCGCTCCTCCCCTCCCATGATGAAGACCATTATTTCTGGACTGTTGCTCGGTGCTTTGCACGGGGCAATGGTTCCAGCAATTGCAAATGAGTCCAAATTAACTAAAGGTTTTTACACTATGGATGCCATGGGGTGCATGTTGCTCCAAGAGTGTACAGACGATGTTCAAGAAATTAAAACAATCGAAGACATTCGGGATGTATATCCTGATTCTAATTACGATCCTGTTGCTACTGAGTTTGATTCCATCCTCCAGTCATTTAATAAGGTCGGAGTTGGTGTCTTTCTAGCAGATGAAAAATATTTCCCTGTTGGCCACCGTGGTGTGTATCATACAGTTGGAAATAATTTTTTTCTGAATAAATCATTCATGCATCGACCACACGTCCTGATGAGTGTTGTTCGACATGAAGGTTGGCACGCCGCCCAAGACTGTATGGCAGGTACAATCGAGAATAATCTGATTGCTATCATCCATAACGAAGAAGACGTTCCTAAGATCTGGCAAGAGATTGCTTCTCATACATATGCAAGTATGCCTCATGCTATTCCGTGGGAGAAAGAAGCAACATGGGCAGGTAAGACAGCTGGTATGACAGAAAATGCATTACAAGCATGTGCTGAAGGCGAAATGTGGAAGGTTTATGAGCCAACACCCTTGACGGCACAGTGGTTACGCGAAAACAATTACATTGATTAATTTAGAAAGGACTCCGTAAGGGGTCCTTTTTACTAAATACGGCTGCCTTGCCTTCAACTTATGCCCGACGCAGCAACAAAACAACCTGAAAAGAAAGAAGAGAAGAAAAATATTTTCGGATCTTTGAAAGAAAAGATGGAAGATTCCGAAGAACAACTTGCCATCCTTAGTACATTTGTACGACTTGGTATTCTGATTTGGTCTGGTGGAATTTTAACTCTCGCCTATATTAAACTACCTCCTGCTCTGGGTATTCCTGAACAAAAGCTCGACCCAACTTTCATAGCATCTGTGTTCACAGGCGTGCTGGCGACTTTTGGCGTTCAGACTGCAAAAGGCAAAAACGGTAATGGTGGATCAGGTGGTGGAATCAGCAAGTCTGATATGGAAAAATTAATTGAGAAGGCATCACAGACTGCTCCTGCTCAAACAATTCGTATTGAACAGGCTCCTATCCAACTCACTTCACCACCAAAATCTGACGATTCATATAAAATGTAATGAACAAAACTAAATTGGTTTGTATTGGGTTTGGATCAATATTTGCATTCGCCCATTTAGGTCTTGTAGGCCACTTGATGAGATTATCAAGTAGTCAAATACCAATCATCAACTTGCCAGTTGGTGATTATACCTCTTATACTGTAGAGGCAGGTAAACAGGGTTACAGAATCCAATACCAATCAAACGATCCCAAAGTTATGGGTGTTAGAAAACACCTAGATAAGGAGAATGGATTCTTTGGCATCGGTGGAAACACTAACTTAGTTACTGAAGAAGAGTACACCATGGATGGTAGTCGCCATCTTGGGGGACATACTGAGGGAAAGTTAAGTGCCAAGCACCTCGAATGTATCAAAGCGGAGGGCGCTGGAGAATCAACAGGAAGAATGGTAGGTGCTAGTATCGCCAGTGGTACTGTCGCTCCTGCTCTTACTGGTATTCCCTATATTGGGTGGTTGGCATCAGGCTGGGCAGTAATGCTTGGACAAGATATGGGTGCAGACGCTGGCGGTGAAATTGCTACTATGATGAATGACTGCGAATTTGAAGAAGAATAAATTTATCTTCGATGTTGACGGCACACTAACTCCAAGTAGAAAATCTATCAGTCCTGATTTCAGGAGATTCTTTTTAGATTTTGCCGAAAATCATTTTTGTTATCTGGTCACTGGAAGTGACCGAAAAAAGACAATCGATCAGGTAGGGCCTGAGATTTACAACACATGTATCAGAGTTTATAACTGTTCTGGTACAGATGTTTATCAAGGTGACGAAAATATTCGTAGAGTTGAATGGCGTGTTACTGAAGAGTTAGTACAATTTTTACATTCAGAATTAGATCGTAGTGATTTTCCTATTCGCAACGGAAAGCATCTGGAGTATAGACCTGGCGGTATGAATTTCAGTATTCTTGGACGTGGTGAAGGCACTGGCAGAGAAGAATATGTAGAATGGGATAAGAAAACTAACGAGAGAAGAGAGATTTCTAATAGACTTAAGAAAAGGTTTCCTAATTTAGAGGTTCAAATCGGTGGACAGACTGGTTTGGATCTTGCACCCAAAGGAAACAATAAGGCTATGATTCTTCATGATTTTTCTACCCTAGATAACTTATATTTCTTTGGTGATATGATGGAACCTGGCCAAAACGATTATCCAATTTCTCAGGGAATTGAAATTATGGGTGGGACATCATATCATGTAGAAAATTGGCAACAAACTTACAAAATTCTTAAGGGCTTCTAAATTATGGAACATAAAAAAAGAATTATTACACTAGTTACAGGTGGTTTTGACCCTATTCATAGTGGACATATTGCTTACTTTAAAAAAGCTAGAGAACTTACCAACTATCTTGTTGTTGGATTGAATACTAACGAGTGGTTGAAGGATAAAAAGGGACAGTATTTCCAAGATTGGAAAGAACGTGCTGAAATTATCAGACATTTGGATATGGTTGATGCTGTTATTACAGTTCCTTACGACGAAAAGGGATCTGCCTGTGGTGCGATTGATTCTTGTCTAGATATTGCTGAGACCGTGGTGTTTGCCAACGGTGGAGATAGAGGTAAAGACAATACTCCAGAGGTTGATAAATTCAAAGACAATCCAAGGGTAGAGTTTTTATACGGAATCGGTGGAACAGACAAGATGAATAGTAGTTCTTGGCTGTTGCATGATTATTTCAACAGACAAAGAAAAATTTTAGGTATCTAATGAGTAACATAGGACTAGAAATCATTTTTTGGACAAGTCTTACAGTCTATATTCTTGCTAAGATAGGAGCATTCAAAAAATGAAATTCGAACATAAGTTTGAATACACTTGGGGTGGAGAGGACAACTGGTACACCAAGAGTAAACGATGGGCGAATAAACAAAATCCAGTTGTCAAACATCTTGCATTAGGTGTAATAGAATGGCTGTGGGTCAAATGGATTGCTGGAAAAGTGAAGATGGAGATGGCATCCGTAGACAAACAAGCAAAAGATATTGTTGAACAATGGGAACAAGAGGAAGCGAAACAATTTGCTCCCGAGATAAAAGTAGAACCCAGTGAAGTAGAAGGACTAGATAATATAAGTATATCTTACAATAAAAATGGAACTCCTCCTGAGGGCACATGAGGATTTAAACTCTCCTACTTGGAGTATTATTTGGATGTTAGTAATCCTATTAATAGGCGTTGCTTACTACATATATACTATTATGAAACTATCATTTGAGGAACTAGAAAATGGGAGCAATGACCCCACCAAGTCGGAAGAGTTGTTACAACTTCCGAGTGATC